TTATTTATAAGTGGTTGTTTTAATTTATATAAAACTTCTTTCCAAGCATGTCTGCAATAAACACCGCCTTTAAACTTAAATAAATCATATTTTTTTTGATTGTGCATAGGTAATTCAGCAGCTTTAAAATTCATGTTTCTGCTGGCCTTGTCAATATCCTCTAGTCTGTAAACAATACCTTGTCTTGTTCTGCTCATCATAGCCTCACAAAACGGCCTTGACTTATTACCTTTTTTATATGCTTTTTTAGAACCTACTACATACTTATATCTAACTTTGTAATAAGACTTATCTAAATTTGAAAAACCATCTTCTTTATCATCTATAGTTTCAGAAAGATTCAATTCTATTGTATTTTCTGCCCAGTCATCAACACTAATATTTTCTTCATCAAGATCTCTTACATCAGCTACTTCCCATTTTTCAGAATCAATTACTTCTCCTTCAAGACCTTCAAGCACTATATCATATACTTCATTAGGTAGATCAGCAGTAGTTGCCTTAGAAGCTAACATTTCAAGTTCTAATTCTTCTTTTACACCAGTTTCTTCTTCTTGTACTTCGTCATTATTTACTTCAACATCAATAAATTCTAAAGGATCACTTGTCTTAAAGTAAAGGTTTAAGCTTATTCCGTTAACCTCTAGTATCTCATCTAAAGCATCACAAATTAAGTCTTGATAAGGTTTTATAGTAGTGTTAGAAAATAACCTTTGTGCAGTTCTAATTTCATCTTCATTTGAACCTAATCCACTACCACCCATGTCTCTTAATCCGATGAGCAATGGACTAGTAACACGATGTGTTAAAAGAATCATTCTCTTACATTCTTCACTTAAATATTCATAAAGCTCTGGTGCTTGTTGTACTGGTAAGCTGTCGATGGTCGTTTTTTGGTCACTCGAATGATTGAATGCGACAATGACTTTTTCGCCATTTGCTCCAGTCAAACGATTTAATACTTGAGATTTAATCTCTTGCATTTTTTCTTCTGAAGGTACACCGCTGTTAAAATTAACGATAGTCCTTGAATTGAATGATGACATGGTCTCTGTGATGAGATAATCTGCAATCTCCGATTCTAAAACTGGATAGCTTGTAGAATAATCTGCTGGTGAATAATAGTAGTAAGAAGGGATATATTTCTTAATTACATAGATTTCATTGCCACTATTTTTAGAGCCAAAAACAGGCATCTTAGTTAGTTCTGTAGCTTGTGTTACTTTAGTCCAATCTGGAGCATAATAGTAATTCTCTATCTGCCCTTTATCGTTCATTTTCTCAGCTCTTAAAGTTTCTCTAGGAAAATGAGAAATTGAAGCTATTTTTTTGCCTTTGTAAGAAACTTGTAAAGATGCTTCTCCCAACATTTTAAGATCTAAACAAACCTTTCTTAAACAGTCAGGTTTTAACAATCCTTTCATTTGTGCAAACTGCTCTGGCTTTTTATTAGAATCCGTTGCATCTAATCCCCTACCATAAATTTGTTGTCCTATACCTGTAATAACACTTCTATTAGTTGTGCTATTCATGTAAGCATTTACAAGGTTTTCATAATAATCATTATTATCCCCTATACCAATCCAGTCTCTGTTTTTTTCTTCAGTTACTATTGGCTTTTCGTATTGGCTTAATTCTAGTAGATGTACGTTATTCATGAGGTGTAGTATTTGTATTCATTTGCTCCTGTATTGTGTTGTGTGTAAACACCAGAAGTCATTTCATAAGTTGATGAAGCTTGATTAGTACAAAAAACCTTATCTCTAAATATTAATTTGCTGTCTGTAGTATTTTGTATTTCTACCATATAAAAACCACCCTCTACAAGAGCTTGTGAGGTTACATAAGTAGAATAGAAGCTATTGCTACTAATTGATGCGTTAGAGTCCGTTAAAATAACCTTGTTAAGATTCTCAGAAGTTATTTTTAAGGTGTAGGTTTTACTGCTAGAAATATCTTCTCTAGGTATAAAATTTATAGTTCCCCCTGTTGTACTTAATATCTGCATCTTAATCTTTTAAAAAAAAGGGTGGTTTAAAATTAATCGAACCACCCTTTTCACACCCTGTACTATATGTACTTTACACATAATACCCACTAAACATCTTAACTGTTCGTTCCTAGAACAATTGTCTCTGTCGCTGATGATAAACCAACGAAAGGATTTGCTACAGTTGCTCCAGCTATAAAGTTGGCTGGTAATTTTTCACTTCCTGAAAGAGTTAATGTTGTTCCAGACATATCACCAAAAGCTGCTCCTGAGGTTATACTACCAGCAGAAACTGTTAAGCCATGCTCTTTTCCAGCTAGTAATGCATTTCCATTGTTGTCAACAATAATACAATGTGGTCTACCATAAGCCATAAGCTTAAATTGAACCATATCTTCTTTAGTAAGTTTTGGTAAGTTTAAAGTTAAAGTCTGCTCAAAAAATGTAGTTCCGTTGTCTTGTGAACTTGTAACTGCTTGCTCTAATGAGTTTGCACCTTTTACATCATATTTGTAAGCTGAAAATGTTCCAGCCATGTCAGTAACTTCATCACTCGTTAAAGTAATAGCACCAAGATTACCAAAGTCTACGAAGTAAACTGCATCAATCCCACCTACTACATCTTTACAAGGTACATTTCTACCCGCTGATAAATCGCATGCCATATTTTTTAGTTTTAAAAAGGGGAGTATTACAACTCCCCATTATTAGTTAATTAATTAGGTATAGTAAGTAACTTCTTCAAGTAACCCAGTCTGAATACCAGCTTTAAATCTTGCAACAAATCTAACATTTTGGTCACCTAGCGTTGAACTTGTATCTATTAAAGCAATATCTGATAAATCACCTTCGATACCGCAACCAAAGAATAAGTTTGATTTTTGTGCAGCAGCCATGTCATTAGTTGGCATTCCAGGAGCTCTAAATATTTTAATTCCATCAAATAATAAAGCTTCTCCTAAATTTTGGTTATTACCTTTTCCATCAAATCCATTAGCACCTAAACCAGCAGCACCAAAACCACCAAGTGATCTTACATACATTTGGTAAATGTGATTTGATACATAAATATGTAAATCTTCTTTGTCTAATAAAGCAGAATTGTTAGCACTTACATTATCAACTACTTTTCCAATTTCGTCTACTACGTTAGCAGCAGTTACTGTAGTACCAGTTACAACAGCTCCACCAGCAAGTGAAGAAGCATTAGCAGCCCAATCAGTAGTAAAACCATTAAAAGCATTTGCTCCAGCAGCACCTTGCCAAATCATAGACTCAACATTAGCAGCAATTTTAGCTATATATTGTTGTGAGATGAAATCTGCATAACTTTTAGGTAGTACATAATTAGGTACTGAATAGCCCATTTGTGCGCTTGTCCAATCTTGTGCGAATGTAGATTTACACTCAGTTTTGTTTATTTGAAATTCTTTTACTTCTAGAACTCTTTCTGAAATTGTTACAGTTCCAGCATCTGTATAATCACAAGAAGCACCAACCATTAAGTCGTTACCTAGTGCAATTTTCTTTATTACTTCTTTATAAGCTACATTAGGATAAACTGTAACCCCACCATTATCAAGTGTCTTACCACTCAATAAAGCTGATGCTATCATCTTATCTTTGTATTCCCCTACGTAACTAGTCGATAAACTTGTTGCCATTTTATTTTGTTTTTATTGATTAAGTTTTTGATAAATTCTATTTTGAATAGTGTTTGGGTAGCTCTTTTTGAAAAAAGATTTAGTTTCAGATTTAGCTTCTGGATTGTGAACAACTGGTTCAGCAACTTCAGCAGATAATTCTTCTTTTTCTACTTCTTCTTTCATTTCTTCTTTAGACATGTTTTCGATCATACCTTTAATTTCTTCTACAGCTTTAGAAAATTCTTCTTTAGTAACATATTCCATTTCCACTTCTTCTTCTTCTAATTCAGTTTCTTCAACTTTTTCTTCTTCAGTTGCAGTTTCTTCAGAAGCTTCTACTTCTTCTTCTTTAACTTCTACTTCTCCAATAGCATCAATAAGACCTTCTTCTTTAACCATTAATTTTCTGCCATCTTCTAAAGCATACTCACCAACTGGCAAAGCAATATTTTCGTCATCTTCTGATTTGATAAAAACAGATTGTCCAGACTCGAACTTTTCTGCAACTAATACAGTTCCGTTTTCTAATTTGATTTCTTCTAGTTGTACAGATACCTCTTCAGATAGTTCAATACCTACAACTTCTTTGATTTTACTAAGTATTTCTTGCGCCTTCATACTTGTAAGTCGTACAAAAACGCAAAATGATATACTTATAGAATGTTTTTTTAACCT